CCCCGGCGCACAAGCATAGGTTGTAAATAAATTTATTTAGTGTATTGACATTATGGGATATTATGTTATTTATATATCAACTAAAGAAAGGATAAATATATGTCAAAAGAAACAATGAAACAAACAATCAACACCATTACAAGTATTGATGGTATGAAAGCGGTTAAGGTCGCTTTTGATTTATCAGAAAGCAATCAAGATAGTATAAAAAAAGTAACTGAAGTTATTACTTTGATTGATAGCAACTTGAAAGAACTAGCTACAAAAGTTATGAAGCTGGAAAAAAGAATAGAAGAGCTTGAAACAAAAGAATATGAAAGGGATCTTAATGAGCGACCAAAAAATTGAAGCGCTTGAAATTGGTCTTTACGAAAACTATTTAGAAGAGCTTCAAAAGAAATACTATGGCGGCATTAATAAAGTTTTAGGTGAACCCTGGTTTACTAAAACAGATTCCGAGATGGAAGCAGAAGCAGAAAAAATGGTAAACGAATTTATGGATCGCAATTCATAAATGATTATGCGCGGGGACTATGCATTTTGCAAAGCGCTTAAAAGATCTTTATTCCCCGCGCCTGATCTCTAGCCACTTGACCTTGTTACGGTTAACCCCCGAAAGGGTCTTCGGCAAGTGGCTTGAGATCAGTGAGCGACTGCCTACTAGTACCAGCGGCGCTGGTCAGTTTATCTTTTCAACCTGGACGCGAGCGCAAGCTCGCAAGCCGGGGGGG